TGTCTAACGTTTCCAACAAAAACTTCTACTTCTGCAGTGTTGGCCACACTTTGTGAAAGTGTAAAATTTGTTTCTGAATTATCACCGTTGAACTGTTGAGAGTTCATGGTGTTTAAATTTTGTTTCGGTGCGTTTCCTAAATAAGCCATGAATTCTCCTACGTACTTATATCATCTACTGCGCCTACTACTGTATCTAAAGAAGATGCTGTATCTGATTTGACATATAATTGATCTCCAGAAGCAAGAACAATTTTACTTCCTCCGTCTATCAGTTCAAGTGATCCACCACTTACGATCGGCGCATTTTTTATTAGATAATAGTTAGCCCCACCTCTTTCGATATAAGCTTCTACTGTTATTGTTGTTGTTAAAACATTTGCCATTCTCACACTAATTAAACAATCAATACTATTAGTAGCGCCACCTAAAGCATCCACTGGTGATGTTCCTGTTAGTCTTGTGATGTAATTTTTAAAATTCTGTGCCATAATTATTCCTTATACTAGAGCGCAATCGACATTGCAATAACAAAGCCCGAACTAACTCCACTAGATGTTGCCCATTCTGGAGCAGTTCCGCCAGAGTTAACTTGTAATATTTGGCCCGCTGAACCCAAACCTAAACGAGCTGGAGTATTTGCCGCCGATGCATATGGTACATCTCCTTGTGTTGTTAATACCATATCAATTGTTTTATTCGCAGGAAAAGTACAAAATACATCAAGTGTACTTGAACCGCCTGTATTGAAATCAATTTTTGAAGTGTTACCCGCAGAGTTTTTAATAACCGTAGTTCTTTCTAAAGTTGTAGAACCTGAAAGGGTTCCTAAACCTATCTCAAAATTATTTGTGCCTTGTTCAAAAATACAATAGTAAGTCGTATTAGTAGTCGCTATGCCAGTATTAAAACTTATAAAACCTGTTGCTGCACCGGCAAGAGTTATATTACCTGTGCCTTGTGTTGTACTAGTTTCTTTTACTCTGTCATTTAAAACCAAAGCCATTTAATTTTCCTATTACGAAGTTATACTAATAATCGCATCAGAACCAGCAGGTGATCCAGAAGCTGGATTCGGGAATGTAATTGTAAACGTTCCGTTAGAACAAGATTTAGTTCCACCAAAATCTAAAACAACAACTAGTCTATTAGCTGTACTATCAACAGTAGTGCTATTATAGATTACTCCATATGCTGCACTAAAAGTTGCAGGTGTTGGTGATCCCCAAACTGTATCTGCAAAGTCAACAGTTGCTACATTAGTTTGATTAGCTACTGCTTGTGATGTTAAAGTATTTCCGCCAGTTGAGTATTGACTTCCACCACCTGTTCCAACTTCATTAGCAACTCCTGATGAATAAACAGTACTTGAAGTAGAGTAAGGTGCACCTGAACCTGTTGTATATAAAGCAAGTTTAAAAGTGTTTCCAGACGTTGCAAAATCATGATGACCGGAAAGTAGTGAGATTCCAAAACTGTAAGGTACTACATTTGCCATATTATTTTATCTCCTTATTAACTTGATGGTGGTTTAACGTTAAGTTGAGCGCGAACTTCACCATCTTGATATTCGTCTCTACGTCTGATACCGATTTGTTCGATAGCATACGATTCTAAAGCTTCATTATATTGAGCTTGATAGTATTGTAACATATCTTGTGGACCTTTCAAGTACCCATATGCATTTACTAGACAAGCGTATAAAAGCAAGTCTTGATATTTATTTGATAAATAAGTTCCATTTGTAGCGGCTGGTGCTGCTGTTGGTAGTGTTGTATTAGTTATACTTGTAGGTTCTTTATCATAAGCAAGTGTAATAGCATAAGTTTTATCAGGAGTCGGAGCCACCACCCAAAAAGTTTCATCCCAATTTGCATAATATTTTGGAATATCTACAGATTGAGTACTTGGTGTAGAATAATATTCTGCCATAAAACTAGTGTCTCTTTGTTCTAAATAATATTGATTTCCAGCAGCATCTGTTAATTGAACATATCTAATTGCTCTTAAATCATCTGGAATAGTTACATATCTATTTCCAACAATTAAATTAGATGTTGCGTAAAATACGTTTTGATCCGTATCTATTGCTCTTGTAATTTTATTTTCTGCGTTAACTATAATTCTTTCTAAAACAGAATCACTTAATACATTACTACTTACTTCTGTGTAGTTTCTAATATCAGTTCTTAAATTATCTAAAGTGTATGCCATTATCCGTTTACTACCTCAAGTGTTACTGGTCCTGCAGAACAATTGTCTCCACCACCTTCTACATTACCTGTTGTGGCATTACTAGTGCTAGTTATGTAAAAATAATTAATTGGATTAGTTAAAGAATCTGTTGTTGTTGCGCCTGTAACATTTCCTGCTGAATCTATTTGACCTAATGCAATTGTAAAACCATTTGCATTATTTAAATCACTTACATTGTCAAACGTTGGTATGTTTGCAAATGATTGTAAATTTTTTAAGTCAGCTGGATCAGAACCACCAGGTCCAGCACTTGTTACTTGAGGGTTACCTCTAAATCTTACAATTGAACCAGCAGCTCTTTGATGATCTTCTGAATAAACATTTACATAAGTTGTTCCCCCATAAATTATAGATGTAAAAGGATTATTATCTAAAAGTATTAAACTTGTTTTAGATGTTGGTTGTGGTCTTGGATTATATAAAGCTTGTGGGTCTGATCCTACAGGTTTAGGATTAAGTTGTGGTTGTTTTGCTTCAAACTCTGAATAGTGAACTAAAGATCCATTCCATTCTCTTACCATTTCTGTGTATGGAAATGCCATACCCGATCTATCAGAAATTGCTAAAGCGTGTTTACCTGATGCATACTTACCCATTATATTCCATCTCCATAAAATGTTTGTGGTGAAATAAAAGTAGATGTACCTTGATTGTCTGCATCAAGTGCTCTTAATAATTCACTTTCATATCTTCGTTCTAGTTCTTGACTTCTATCTGGTGAATATTTTAAACTTAAATAATAAGCTAATCCAGACATCATACAAGGATAGAATCTATTTACAACATCAGAAGTATTATTGTATGCTCCGACGTCTTGAATTTTAGATAAATAATAAAAACAAAATTGAAAACTACTTGGTGTAGTTGTATTAGATACACTTGAACTTGGTGTAGCATATAAAAATACACTTGGATTTAATTTTCTTTCTACATAATATTGTGAAGGTGTGCCTTGTGTTAACTTGTTTGGTGTAGCTGAATAAGCTGATCTATCAATTTTTGTAAGTGCTACATCTACTGGTGCTGTTGTTACTGAATTATTTCTGTAAAAAGCTTCTAAAACTGAATCAATATCATTAGGAAAATTTGTTGAATCACTAGCGTAGTTATATTCTGCTTGTCCTAATACTAAAGGTATTTTTGCTAGTTTTACTTTCCATAAATGAACACCTCTGTTACCCCATTCTTGAAACATTATATTTAATGATCTTCTTGCCGATCTTAATTGATAACCTGTTCTAGTTCCCCTAACACCAGTTCTCTCAAATGCTTCTTCTATAATATCATCTATTTGTGGATTAAATTCTGTAGCTTCAGAAGTTGGAGAAATAGTTTGTGCAGTATTACCCATACCTGCGTGAGCAGTACAGTAATAAAATAATAAAGGTGCGCCTGTAGTTCTAACTGGTGCAACAACTATTGTTGTATTTGATCCAGCTTGTCCAGATACTCCTGTAGTAGTTACTCCTGTTGTGTAAGGAGCTGCCGGACTATTATTAGGGTTTGTAGAAAATGCAAAAACGTGAGTGCCATTAGTGCTGTCCGAAGTGTCAAAGATATAAGTATTGCCTTCTTGTAAATACAAGACAACATTAGCCTCTCCGTTAATATAATATTTATTACCGGTACCGTATTTGTTAGTTCCCGTTGCTACGGTTACTTTGTAAGTTATTGTAGCCACAATTTTACTCCTACGTAAACGTAATAGTTACGCCTGGTGTGTTAGTTAAATCTAAATAAACTCCAGCATCAAATAAAATTCCTGAACCTGGTACATAAACTTCTAGTCCTTCAGTTCCAAAAATATATGTAGCTATTAAAACATTCCCTGCTCCAGTTCCTGTTCCATTGTAAAGTTTTATACTAGAACTAGCCGCACCTCCAGCTTGAATAGAAGTTATTCTTGCTCTTTGTGTTGCTGGAACTAATTGTCCATCTGC